TGCTACATAACCACGAACTGCTTCTTCTATAATTTGTAAATTAGTATTAGTTGTTGATCCCCATGTACCGGCGTTCTCGCCAGTAGTCATCAACTCTGTGCCAAGATCTGTATATGACGATGCCATTAAGCGCTCCCTACAAATATTTCAACATCACATGCTGCTGTATCTGTATCTACTGTAATATCTACTAAGTCAGAAAGACCCGAAGCCAAAGCTGACCCCGCTGCTTTCATTGTGTCTACAACACCACCGCTATTATCACCTGGATAAATAAACGAGTGGCCAGCGTCAACCTTCATTCTAAATTCTGTATTATCTTCATCTCTAAAAGTTAGCATAATATGATTTGATGAATCTAAATTTGTAATTCTAATATATCTAACATCGCCATCATCAAACATTCCTGCAACATAACCAACTTTATTAGCGGTTACACCAACGCTACTTAATGCTGATAAAAATCCTATTAATCCACATTCTGTTGTTGATGCAGTTACAACTCTTTTTACAACTTCATTAACACTAGAAATATCTAAAGATCTTTCCGATCCATAATCTATGTTGTTAAGAGTGATTGCTTCTTTGACTGTTACTGTTAATGTTGCCATAATTTAATTCCTTACGGTGTCTGTTGAGGAACGGGTATACGAGGTTCGCCATCTGTATAATCGTCTCTTCTTCTTCTACCTAATTGTTCTCCACCGAATTTTTGTGCTTCGGTTTGATATTTTTGTTCGTATAATTGTAGCATATCCATTGGGCCTTTTAAATAACTAAATGCCTCCACTAGACATGCATATAAAAGTCCATTGCCAAAATTAAGACTTAAATAAGTTGTCGTATTTGCTGAACTCAATCCTGTTGGTCTAGCATTATACTGAATTTTGTACATAAAAGCTGAAGAAGGTGTTGGAACAATTGTAATTCTTCCTGAAGAAGTTGCACCACTTCCCTCTGCTCCTCCTGACATAGCATAATATTTTGGTGTGCCAGTAGTTGTTTCAGCTGCATCATATTCTCTTAAAAAACTAATATCTTTCTTTTCTAGCCAGCTATTAGCCCCAGTTGCAGCAGTCGTTGAAGTATAAACCTGTATTCCTCTAACAAATAAAGTTCCAGCTGGAGCATGAACATTATCTTTGGAAGCTGTTAAATTTCCAAGCATTTCTTTTCGATCTGCATCAAGTGGAATTTCTCTTTGAATTCTAAGTTCTGAATTATCTATAAGCTGGTCTGTAATTGTACTTGAAAGTACGCCTGTTCCAACTTCAGTATAATTCTGAATTGCCGTTGTCAGTGTTGAATAAGTAAATCCTGCCATATTATGCCGTTAGAGTTGCTGGACCAGCCGAACAATTCTCTCCCCCTCCTGATACTCCTCCACTTGTAGCAGTATCTGTATTGACAGTAAAGTAATAGTAGTCATCCGTTAGTGTTACATCACCACTAGAGTCTCGTTTGCCTACGGTGATCGAGTAGCCAGAAGCATATGCAATATTAGATCCTGTAATACCATCAAAACTGTTTGGATCATTAAATGATGCAGAAGTAGAAGGTGCTCCTCTAAATCTAACTGTATCACTTGTTGATCTACCGTGACCTTTTTCAGATACATTTATAATTCCAGATGATGCTGAAATAGTAGAAAAAGGATCTGGTCCTAAAATTGCAATGACTTTATTTTCAGTTCTATCCGGTCTTGCATTTAATAAACCTCGTTCTCCCCCTGCATGTCCTCTTGGTTCTAATTGAGGATGTTTTGCTTCGTATTCTGTTTTATGTACAAACATACCATTCCATTCAGTAACCATTTCATTGTACGGAAATTCCATTCCTGATCTATCCGATATTGCTTTTGCGTATTTTGCCATTATGTTCCTGGGTAATAAACTTTCGGTGTTATGTGAACACTAGTAGAAGAGCCGTCTTCTGATAATGCTCTAGCTAACTCATCTTCATAATATAATTTCATTTGTTGAGCTGCCTGTGGATTAAATTTTTGTGCTAAATAAAATGCTAAACCAGATGCCATACAAGGTACAAATCTGTACGGTACGTCTGTTGCATCTGTATAAGTTGTATCAGCATCTTGAATTCTTTTTACAAAGAAAATGTGAATTTCTTTTGATGCATTAGATGAATCAGGTGTCGGGTAAAGAGTGACCGTTGTTTTATCAACAAGTCTTTGAACAAAATATCTAGAAGGCGTTCCTTTTGATAATTTATTAGCTAAACTTGAAAAGGTTGCTCGATCTGTTTTTGTAAGTGCGGAATCAGCTTGATCTGTGTCTCCTCTATCGGATCTAAGAGTAGCTTCTAAAACATCAGCCAAACCATAAGTCGATGTTCCTGTTGTTCCGCCTGCTGTAGTAGAACTTGTTCCATCACCTGATGCTCTATAAAAAGTATATTCAGCTTGTCCTTCAATAACATCAATATTAGTTTCAGCTACTTCCCAGTAGTGCAAACCTCTATTGCCCCATTCTTGAAAAAGAACGTTTAAAGATCGTCTTGCTGTTTTTAATTGATATCCAGAAGTTACTTGTGAACCTATACGCTCATAGGCTTCATTGATAATTTCATCGACAGAAAACGTTTTGTCAAAAGTGACTGTTCCAGAAGTAGTATTCGCCATGGGCTACCTACTATCCGTAAAATGCCGTTACACTATTACACTGAGTTTCTGTATAAGTAATATAAGCTCCAGAATCAAAAAGAACACCATCTTTTGCTAAACTAAGATGATCATTAACTCCTAAGGTAGCATCAGAACGAACTGCTATTAAACTTGTTCCTGCTGTTCCACTATTTCTTATGTTAATTGTTCCAATAGCACCGCCACCAGTCCAATTTAAATTTTTAACTCGCGTGCGACCTGCAAAAACAACACCTGCTACTTCAGAATTAATTCCTGCAGACATATTACCTGCTGGATTTCCAACCGCTGTTATTGATGATATCGTTGCAAAATACCCTGTACTTGTTGCTGTACCAGCATTTGCTCCAGTAACGGTTTCTGATAAAGCATCTCCATTAACATCCGTTCCTACTACTGTAAATGTTTTACCTGAATCGTCTCCTGCACTTAAAAGTGTAATTTGTCTAGCTGTTCCAGTATCTGCTGTATAAGCGCCTCCAGAAGTTAGTGCTCCACCTAAAGTAAGTGCTGCATTATTTCCAACGGCTGCTGCAGTCGATAAACCATCAGCGTCGAGCGCTGTAGTTGTAATTACTGCAGACGATTTTATATCTGTTGACATAAATTTTCTCCTAATTTTATTAGATGGGGCCGAAGCCCCATCTTTAATTATTTATTAGTTAGTATAACTTACACCAGGTGTACGAGTTACCGTTAAGTCTTTTAACCAAAGTACATCAGCTGCTGCTGTGTCACTTGATGTAAAGATATAAGGTACTACAACATCACCATCATCAAAAGTAAATGCTGCTGTTGTTGCTGGTGCAGCTAAAGTACCTGCTCCTGCCACTGCATTCACAACAAATGAATAAGTTACTACACCTGCTGATGAGAGAGTTATTTTTACTCTTAAGTTTTGACCATCAACTGGAACTGAAGCTCCACAATCTGTCGAAGTAGATGTTCCTGAGTTATTTAAGTCAGTCATGATTTCAAGGTTTGTATCACCCATTGCTCCAAAGGCAGCAAAGTCAGTATAAATCGCATCTGCAGCTGCGGCTCCGTCAAGAATTGGTACGTGACCATCATTAAAGTCTTCAACTTTTCTAAATCCGACACCACAAGCATCAAAGTCAGTCCAGTCAGGTGTATTGAATGTTGCATCAATAGTAGCTGAATGTGTACCGATTGTAATACCGTTAGCATTTCCACCTAGTGGACCACCTGCTAAGACTACTTCTAGTCCTGTTGCAGCTGCTGTTTCAGTATCCATCTGTAAATCAAATCCAGCTTGTGTTGTAGCTGTATCTGTTGCTGGAACTGTTCCATCTAATTGTGGAGTTTTCCCTGCCACTGTGTAAGCACCAATAGAAAGTGCTGTTGCTGGGTATATTTCGTTATTTGGACCAAAAAACAGCATTCCAAATTTATCTTCAGTTGCCATTACACCGTCAGCTGAGTTACCAAAATTTGTAACAAGGGGTGCTGCACATGTAATGTAATTGTAGTTAAAAATTGTTGCTGGTGTTAGTCTTGTTAACGTTCCTTTAACTACTACATTTCCACTTGAGTCAATAGTGAACTTATCAGTGTATGCGCCCGTAGCGGCGGTTTGTGCGGAAACTTTAAGACCAGATTCTGCTCTTACCGTTCCCTTAAACGTTGTATTTGCCATAATATTCCTCCTAGAATATATAAATGTAGTCCCTAGGGATGTCGACTATACGCGTCTACATTTAATTTTTTAAAAATTTGTATAGTATTTTTTTTATAGCTCCTTTTTAAAAAAAGCGCAAGTGATCTTGTAGTAAAAAATTGATTTTTGATAGCGCTTAAGTGGCTATCGAAACTTCGGCTTTGGCCTCGTTAATCTTAGTTTGAAGCGTTTGTTCTTCAAACTCTTTGGCAATGATCTCTTTAACAACTTCCTGAATTTTTTTGTCGATATATCCCATATGTAAATTATATCTGCCCTCCTTCAGGTGTTCCTGTTGCCACTCGAGTTCCAAGGACCGTTTCATAGTGTATAGGTCTTGAGTCATTTATAACCTCCTCATAGGTTATCCATTTTCTCCGAGATGAATCACTAAATCCATCATATTCCCACTTTACATCTTTTTGTCCTACTTTGTCAAGTATTGCTTTCTCAATAGCTTCTCTATTATCCTCTGCTGATATTTGAAAATCAGCAGCATAATCATAAGCTCTAATTTGAATTCTGAATTTTTTCATATTTTTTCTTTTTTGCAATAAAAAAGGGGCGGTTTTAAGGCCGCCCCTTAGTATACTGTTAATTACGCACCTGGTGATCCGAAGATACCACGCCAGTCAGACCAGCCGAAGCTGTATCTTTCTCTAGCTTTGTATCTAACGTTACCAGTTTCAAAGTCGCCTTCCATAGAGGTTTTGATTGGTGATATAACAAAGTGTTTTAGTCAATTTGGTAACTCTGTTTTAATGAACCATGCGTCTGTATCTGTTAAATAGTGAGGAACCACATAACCTTGGGGAATCACATTCATAGATACAACAGCACTGATGTCATTATCAGCTGTTCCAGTTCTACCGACAGATTTTAATAATCTTTCAGCAGTAAATTGAAGCGCCGCAGGAACAATCATTTTTCTTCCTTGAGCTGCAATTTTTAAACCTCTTTCATCAGTTAGCGCAGCAATGTCGATCATTGCTTGCTCTAATGAAGTTTCGTTTAAGTCTGCTGCAGTTGATAGTTCATTTTGTTCTGTTCCAGCCACAATTACGTGTGCTGTAGAAAACAATTCTAAACCATCTCCGCCAGTGTACGAACTATTAAATCCTCTGTTGAGAACGTTCGCTGCTTTAACTTGTTTAGCATTAGCCATTGAACGTGCTAGTGCTTTTGTATAACGAGACGCGAGTCTGTCATACAGATTGTCTTCAATCGCTTCTTCAGTGATTGAAAACGCTAAAGCAAGTGTTTCATGCGTATAACGAGCTGTAAACGTTTCTTGTGCAGCGTCATAATTGACTGCTGAACCTTCCGGTTTAACTCCAGCGTTCGCGAATCCTGATAACATTACTTCTTCTTCAAAAGCTCTGTCTGAATTTTCAGTATCGAAAACGGCTGCATGCTCGTTAGCATAGTTTTTGTACTCCAGGCCAAATAGTGCATTTAAACCTGGCTCTAGTTCTTTAACTAGTTGTGCTCGTGATATTGCCATAATTTTATACTCCTATAGTCCTGTTACTAAGTTATATTTATGTTCCCCTGTATTCGAAACTACATAGGCGTTAGAATTTGCCGCTGTTAAGTCTTGATTATCTGGGTCTTTAGAAGTTCCAATTTGAACGAACGTTCCACTAGCAGTAGTTGTATAAGTAGAAGAATCAATCTCTGCACTTGATTGTCCATTAATTGTACTTCCACTAGTTCCTACGTGATCATGGTTCGCATGGTTGTTATTTGCAACCGTAGCTGTTCCATCGTGTTGGCCTTCAAAGATGATTTGAGGGTCGGCATAGACATTAGCAACTATGTCAGAAGCTGTGATGCTTCCTGGATAGTATGCTTTCCATGTTGGTTTACTTGATGTTGGATCTGTATAGAAACAACCGTTAAACACTCCAATGTATTGGACTGCACTAACTGTTGCTAAAGTGATCTGACCACCAACAACCCCCATG